AAAAACGAAACCTTTTTAAATGAAAAAGCAAAAGAGTGGGGTATAGATCCGAAAGCAGACTTATGGAAAATGCCTGCGGGTTATGTTGGTTTTTATGCAGAACAAGATGCAGCTCTTACATTAAAACTTTGGCAAAGATTTAAAACAGAGATACAACAACAATCTATTAATGATGTTTGGGACATGGAAATGGAACTACTACCAACATTAATTAAAATGAGACAGATAGGTATAAGAGTTGATGAAGAAAAAGCTCACATATTAAAAAAAGAATTTAAGAAAAAAGAATTTGAAGTATTACGTAAGATAAAAAAAGAAACTACCTTAGATGTAGATATTTGGGCTGCAAGAAGTGTAGCACAAGTATTTGATAGATTAGGTGTTGAGTATCCAAGAACTGCAAAATCTGACGAGCCGTCTTTTACAACGAATTGGTTGATGAATTGTGATCACCCGATTGCTGCTTTGGTAAGAGAGGCTAGAGAGATTAATAAATTTCATTCTACATTTATTGATTCAATACAAAGGTACGTTCATAAAGGAAGAATACACGCAGAGATAAACCAACTTAGATCTGATCAAGGCGGAACTGTATCAGGAAGACTATCCTATGCTAATCCTAACCTTCAACAAATTCCCGCAAGAAACAAAGAGTTTGGTAGTAAAATAAGGTCTCTATTCCTTCCAGAGGAGGGCAGACAGTGGGGTTCATTCGATTATTCACAGCAGGAGCCACGTTTAGTAGCACACTACTCAGCGTCCATCGGAGAGCGTTTAGATGGGTCTGAAGAGTTTATACAAGCTTACGCAGACGAATCAGCTGACTTTCATCAAATTGTAGCTGATATGGCAGGTATATCTAGAACACAAGCCAAGACGATTAATTTGGGTCTTTTCTATGGCATGGGTAAAGCAAAATTATCTAAAGAACTAGGTATTGATAAAGATAAGGCAGAGATCCTTTTAAATAAATATAATTCAAGAGTGCCTTTTGTAAAAAAATTAGCATCAGCTGTAACTCAATCGGCTAGTAAGTTTGGTTTTATAAGAACTATAAAAGGTCGTAAGTGTAGGTTTGATAAATGGGAGCCAGCTACTTTCGGTATGAATCAAGCTATGAATTATAATGAAGCTAAAGCTAATTATGGAAATAATATTAGAAGAGCCTTTACTTACAAAGCTTTAAACAGATTAATACAGGGTTCAGCTGCAGACCAAGCTAAACAAGCCATGATTGATTGTGCTAAAGCTGGGCATTTACCTATGTTGCAAATACATGATGAATTATGTTTTAGTATAGGAACTGATAAAGATATTGAAGTTATAAAAAATAAAATGGAAAACGCAGTTGATAATTTAAAGGTTCCGTTTAAATGTGATGTTGCTTTAGGTAGAAGTTGGGGAGAAGCTAAAGATGAGTGATAATTATAATAGTGGTAGTGCCTACAAAGCCATGTTAAAATTGTTTAGAGACGCAAAGATGGAAGAGAAAAAAATAACAAAGTGTTTACGATGCAATAACACTAGAGAAATTATAGTTTGGAGTGACACCTCTCAAACTAAAAAGATAAAAACATCCTGTCCAATGTGTGATCCACAACGGCCACCGCAAGAACTAAGAGATTTAGGTATTATTTAATCTTCGGTTTTCTTTTGGGTAAGGTCGTTTGCTCTTTTATATTTTGGCCATTTACAATTGTAGGTTTTGAGTCCTGTTTCAGTAAGAATTTTAATAATGTGGCCTCGTTCGGTTGATTCAACATAGTGCCGAATATAGTTAGGAATATCAGCATAAGAGTCTCCTTTTTTTTGAGGCATAGATACCCCTTGGTATAAACGATTTTTGATTAGGTTGCTAGTCTTTTTTTCTAGCTGTTATCTAAAAGACCTGCAGATGCATCAACAACACTTTGTTCGTTGATTCTTTTCTTCAGATCTTTAATTTTAATATCGATCCACTTCATATCAGTAGTTACTCTACCTTGTTGTAACGCCTGACCCGCCCACTTGGACTCCAACTGAAGTTTCTCCGATATTAACTTCTGTAGTGCCATCTTTTAGCTCCTCATATGAGACAAAGACTTTTTGTTTGTTATAAAAGTCCTCATCTTGTGCTGCGATCTCACCATTGTTCAGCTTCAATTTAAACTGTTGCAAGGCCTCAGCATCATTGTTAGCTTTAATTATCCCATCATAATACTTTCCTTCTGATCGTATCTGAACGCGATAACTTTTCATAAGATATTATATAACAAATTGTGGCAAGAATACAACCCTATGCACCTATGAGCTGTTGACAGGTATATTTTGTGGCTAATCTATTAGCTTCTACCATTCTCTCAGGCAGAGCTTCTAAAAGTATATGAGATTCTTTTTGAGCGGCTTGTACACATTCTTTCCAAGTAGAAAATTGCAACTGAACATCCAGTCCTTTAGTGCACGTAAAATCGATAAAAGAACAAATATATATAGTTAAAATAAATTTCATAATCTCCCATTTAATCCTTGCATTTAATATTAAAGTAGGTATAAATTCAAGGTAACAATAGGAGTATAACATGGACGACAATGATAAAAAACCTAGCTTAGTCAAAGATGTCATAGACAATTTTGATGCAGCTACAACAAACGTAAAAGAGGTCAATTTTAAAAATGACCCAACGGATATCATACAAACTATAGGTGCAGAAACAGAAGCTGTACTTATAACTTTTGATAAAAATCGTGGAGAAATTAAACTTTATCATAATGGTGTTGAATTAGATAAAGCTGTATTTGCTAAACAGTTTAGAGCAAATGTAAGTTTTTATTCTTTATTTGATATTATATTAGATAAGTTTGAAGATTGGAGAACAGCATGGATGAACTAAAACTTAAATCAAGCTCACACCTCTTCAAAAAATGGGTTTTACAAATGGATGAAATCCTAAGCAAAACACATACACACGATCAAACAGGTGCAGCCACAAGTGATGACTCAGAACACTTTAAAGATCAAAGAGAACGATTGGCATCAACAAAAGTAGATGTGTATGTTGCCCCTGTATATCCTGTCAATCAATGGTTAGCTACAGATTTAGTTAGAGATGAGATTGAATGTAGAACTTATGAGCAGGATCTAGAGAAAGCATCGGGAGATAACCACCGATGATGAAACAATTTGGTTATTTTGTATTAATGGGACTCTGTATAGCCTTACCACCAAAAATATTTTTATTTTTGATTGGTTTATTGGTGTATGGAATTCTTTACTAGGAGAAAAATGAAAACAATAATGATAATATTTGTAGCAGCAATCTTAACAGGTTGTTCTACATATTCAGTTAAGTTAGGTAAAAAATGTACACCATATAGCACCGAGTGGTCTTATGTGTGGTTCATTGAAAAAGGGAGCGAAGACAATGTCACAAAAGCAAACTGCAGTTGATTGGGTAAGTAGAAGAGTTAGTGCAATTAATAGAGTTTTAAAAAGTAAAGGAAATCATAGATCTTTTCATGAACATTTTATTGATGAACACTGGAGACTCATGAACACTAAATGTAAAACAAAGAAGGAGTATAAAATATGGACACGAGCAAATGGAAAAGTGTAGCTGTAGACATAGAGACCTATAAGATAGTAACAGCTATGGGTGCAAAAGGTTTTAGAAGACCTGGGGCAATGATTGCAAAATTAGCAGACTCCGAACTTAAGATAATAGCTAAAAAGACTGGTAAATCAGTAGAAAAGCTTAAGGCAGAGCTGTTGGCCCAAGGCGAAAAAAAATTAAACGGCAAATAACTACATATTGGGTGGTAGACACAAATTAATACTTGATCTTGTGTCTACCATTTGTTAAACAAAGATGTATTCCTCATAACCTAATGAAAAGTAGAGGTTTCTAACTACTTAAATTACCGAACAGCGAACAAACCTTTTTTTATTAATAATTTAAGGAGATTGTTTTGGCAGAAATAAAGCGAAAACCATTAAGTGATGTGTTTGATCAGGGTTTAGAAAAATTAGTGATGATAAGTCCTAACAAAAAAACCTATGATGAACTAACATCTATAATGTTTCAGCTTTATAATGGTAATGATTTTGGAATGGGGAACTTTAGTTTACAGTTTTTAGATAAAACTGACAGAGCTTGGCGACAAGGACGAAAACAAACTGCAAAAAGGTTGGGATTGTCCTTAGTTAAGAATGTGTAGCCACCAGTTACTATATCCATATCATTGTCTTTCCAAAACTGGTGGTTATGCAGATGAGTATATTTGATCGTGTAAGAGATGCTGGCTTACAAGATGTAAGAGACATGAGTGGATTGGAACGCACTGAATTCATGAATGATATTTTCTTAGACTACCAGGCAAGTAAAGATCTCCGACAAAAGAAAATGGAGACTTTTTATCTTGAGTTACTCAAACAACTTATTAAAGATTATGGGCACTAATATTGCGACAGAAATATTAAAAACCCCTGATACATCACAGCATAGACTTTACCAAGCTGTAGTGATTCAAGCGTTTGAGGATTGCTTATACACTTTAGGTGGTAAGAACGAGGCTTATAATAAAAAAGAAGCTCATGAGTGGTTTTTAAGTAATAGTAATGATTTTAAAACTATATGTGATTTAGCCAATTTAGACGCTGACCATGTACATGAAAGATATAAATGGTGCCTGAAAAATAAGGTGATTATTTTTACTGAAATTCAATGTTATTGGATAGAATATAAAAACGAATATAAAAAATATCGAGGAGTAGATACGAAAGAAGAAAGACGTACTATTAAGGAAAGAATCGATCAGATTCGTTATAAATTAAACTTAAAAGATAAGAAGAAATGAAAGAAATTGTAATTAGCCTATTAATATTAGTATCTAGTGGAGATATAAAAACCCATGATATAACTATTTACGAGAGCTGCTACACGTGGTATGAAAAGAATGTAAAAATGACTGTAAAAAAAACACCACTGTTCGGACAGAGATCTTTTCATTATTATGATAAAAAAAGGGTGGTAGGATTTATCTGTAACTATAAGGAACCTTTTGAATGAGCATTAGAAAAGAACTTTGTACGATGTTTAGAATAAACTGGGCTAGAACCGTTTATTTTGCATTGTCCGTGTTTTGGGGATTTTTATTATATGGCACGTACAGCACTTTCCTTTAAAATAGATGAAGCTAGCAGGAGTTACTGGCAAACTAAAGATCCTAAATTTAAGAAGGAATGGTATAGGTTAATTAATTTGTTTCATAAAATTAGCCGAAAAAAACCCAGCCCCATAAAGCTACGCAGCTAAAAAACATCAATAAGAAAAATTTTGTATCAGACATAATTTGTACGGGGTTACCTAGCTTAAAACAACTCTGGGAAAAAATGCCAAAAGGGTAACCCCATAGGTATTATGTATATAGTATAAATGGATAACGGACAACGGAAAAAGGCCGCTTCAGTCTCCCTACACGGCCTTGAGATATTATATATAAACACCAGAATTATATCATTGTCTGGTTGAAAATCAAACAAATGCGGGTATTAGATTATTAGGGGGTAATGCATAATGAGTTAGTAATACAACCTAGATGTGTAGGGTTTTAATTTTCTACTATATAGATTATCTAGACCCCTATGCACTTTTTTTAATCACGACCCTAAAGTGGTGTATCTGGTGTATCTGATGATTATTATTGTTGTATATCAACACTTCTAGACGATTTAGTGGTGTATCTGATGGTGTATCCGTGGTGTATCTAGATACACCACAATATCAATATTTCCTTGCGTAGTGTAAAAATGTTGATTTGGGTATAGTAGTCGGGGGTTAAAATAATCTATATAATAGAATTTATGGTAGTAAGAACATTAATAAAAGCTGGGATATCTTATAGCAAGAAAAAAGCCCGTGAGAAGGCTGCGAGAAAGGCCGTAAAAAGCTTAGATAGATACAATATTCACGTAAGTGGGAAAAGCTCTAAAGGCCCTGTTCCTATAAAAAGTCAATCACTTCAAAAAAGCACTTTAAGTGGCAGGACTTACTCAATTAGTAGTGATAAACTTAGCACAAAGACAATGCTTGATATAGGCGGTGGATATGGGACTACATCTACAGCAAGATTTCAAGATAATGTTAGAGACTTGATTGGTTTAGATAGTACAAGTATAAAGAAAGCTCAAAGAAAGCTGTTCAAAAGAAAGAAAAAGAGATGAAAGCAGGTAGATTTTTAATTGGCGGATTACTAAGGTTAGGTGCTAAACAAGTTTATAAAAAACACAGAGCTAGTGGTGGTAGAAATATACCAGAAATAAGAGCACAACAACCTAAAGGTTTGACAAAAAAAGAAGCTCAGAAAAGATCTAAGGATGACTTAGCATTTGGTTTGAGAGCTAATACTAACATACAAAAACTTATTAATGCACTTAAGTTTAGAAAGAACAAATAATGAAATCAGGAAAATATTTAGCAGGTGGATTAATTAAGGGAACTGGTGGTAAAGCCATCAAAGCTTTTATGAAATCAGATTTATATAAAAGTCTTAAAGGTAATATGATGAAAAACATCAACAAAATGTATAGCTCAGGACCAGGAAATACCCCTGGTAACAAAACATTTCTCAAGGGACTAAAGAAGCTAGATGTTAAAAATCAAAAAGCAGTGATGATTGGTAAGGCCTTATCTCATGTAGGTGATGGAACTAGAAAATTACCTAGAAAAATTCAAGCATCTTTAAAAAGAGGTGCTAGAAACATTGGTAAGTACCAAAGCAAAGTACAAGATACTGCATCAGTATATCTTAAAAAGAAATTTAGCAAACAAAGGGACAATTAATGGCTCTTAAAGCAAAAGCATTAAGAACAATAGATGATTTGACTCCAAAGCAAAGAAAGTTTGTAGATATACTTGTAGCTAATTGGGGTGAGATTACAAAAGCAGAAGCTTGTAAAAGAGCTGGGTACCAAGCAAAAAATGATAAGAACTTCTCCGACATAGGTAGTAGATTAACTTTAAGAAGACACAATCCACACGTAGTTAAATATATGGATCAACAGCTTGAAAAAGCTAGAGCCAAATATGAAAAGGATAGACTGCGTAGATACAAAAGATTAGAAAAATATGCTGATCATGCATTTACCGATAAGCAATATGCATCAGCTATTAATGCAGAATTTAGATCAGGCCAACTGGCTGGTTTATATGTAGATAAGAAAGAAGTCAAAGTATCAGGATTGGAGGGTATGTCACGTGCAGAGCTTGAAAAGAAACTCACAGAGCTTTCAAACAAGATCGATGGATTCAACGCCAAAACGATCGAAGTTAAGCCAGAGACAAAAGAACTACCTGAAGAATAATAATTGGACATCTTTCATTACTATTTTTAACGAGGTGCATAATCCAGATCTTAATATTAATTTAGGTAAAATAAATGTTAAAACGGAAGAAAAGTAAATACAAACAAGCTCTCGTAGGTGATAAGAAATATTATTACTACAGAATATACTGGCTCGATCCGTGCGGTGATGCAGGGCATGCAGAAGCTAGTGAAGTAAAAAAATTGAAGCCTGCAAAAATGATTACATACGCATTTATCTTTGATAAAGATAGTGAACACGTATGGACTTTTGCCTCGTATGATGAAGAGTCGGCTGTTTTTTCCGACAGAAATGTATTACTTAGATCCAGCGTTACGAAGATGGAAAAGGTGCTAAACCGATCTGAATAATTTATGAAAAAGCGAGAGTCAAAGCTTTGGCAAAGGATTAAAAAAAACATTACAAAACCACATTTTATTCGCGTAGAATCTAATACTATCAATGGTATTCCTGATATTAATGGTTGCTGGTCTGGTAAAGAATTTTGGATTGAACTAAAATCGGACAAGGTTGGATATCCTAAGCTATCTAAATGGCAAATTGCTTGGATTAATAAACGAATCAAACACGGTGGTATAGTTATTATCTGCAATGAGACCCTCTTGGAGAAGAGTTTGAAACTGTACAGACCGTTGTCCGCTATCCGTGATCCTCGTTTACTGAAACCTCGTTGCTCGTTCTCGTTTCCCGTACAATGGCCAGCGGTCCAGGATGCCCTGAAGGATCTCCTGCAGCTGGATCCTGAAGCTCGTTCTCGTTCCCGTGACGAAGATCAACGGATAGAGGAAGAAGTAGTAAGCGGATCTGGCAGCATCACCAGTCAGGACTTGGAAGAATCTTAATTCTCGTGTATTCTCGTCCTCGGGGGCCAACTTTTACATCATTGTTTTCCGTTGAGCCCCCTTCAGGAGCTGATGCAGCAGACTCCGTGTTCTCGTTCACCGAAGCTCGTTTAATTATCCTCGTTCCTTTAAAGAACTGCCACCTGCAGCGTGGCATCTCCATCTGGATCTGGGGAACAGAGCTGGTAGCTCGTTCTCGTTTAGGGAAAGGAGTAGAAAGATTACCGAACAGTATAAAGCATCTGGGGCGCCAGGAGAAACCTGCTGGAAAAAGCTCGAAAGAAAAGACTTGACAGCTATCCCATCTGGTCTTATATACATTCAGGGCCGTATGTTAGGAGGTAGGTGCAAACCGTAAACTTCAGTGCGGTCCGTTAACAACAAACAAAAGGATAAACAATGACTAAAGAATGGATATATACAGAAAACAAAGATGACTTCATGGGCTCGGAAAATAGAGTAGAAACAAATGTGAAGACTCATGTGATAAAGGATGACGGCACGGTGACCGTGATAGAAGGAAGAATAAAAGAACTAAAAGAAATGCAGACGCTCGTCAAAGGACCAATTGAAATAGTTAACGCAGCCATGCCCAAGGCATCTCCTGCGCTGCCTGGCGGGGAGAAGCTCAAGGAAATGGTATGCAATGAAGAGGGATTGTTTAACAGCTCGTTCAAGACAAATGAAAAAGCACGCCAGTTAATAGCTGAAGGGCTGTGCACGCAGCTGGACAACATTCAGGACATCCGTGGTGATGTGTTCGTGACTGACGGATGGAGGATTGCGTAGTGCTTTCGTTATTCATCTTGAGCATTCTCGTGTGGCCTCGTTTCATGCTGCCAGTGCTGGGCATTCTGATCCTGACTGGTGCTGGGATCTGGTGATGCAGGAACCTCTCGTCTCGTTTGTATGGAGTTACATTAGAATGATTCTAATCTATAAGTTCCCCCTACCAGCACGAGCTTCCAAGATCCTCTGATGCCAAGTTCTTTACTAAAAAAAGATTTGACAATGGTGTGGGATATGATAAGACATTAGGATTAACAACGAACAAAGGAAAGACAATGGGACTAGATCAATACGCACACATAAGAGATAAGCAAAGTGGACAGATGAAGCAACCAAACTTTGACAAAGTCTATTCAGATAAGTATGAGCCAACAAGAGATGGTTTCGTTTGGAGAAAGCACTCTCGACTTCAACAGTTTATGCAAAACATTTGGGAAGAAATGCACCCTCATAGTCCAGACGCTATGAATGGAGATGATGAATTAAAGTTAAACAAAGACATCATAACCAACTTACGCAAAGAGATAGATGGCAACTATCATAACTCGTTTTGTA